CATCCAGGCGAGCAATGGGGAGCATCTGGTTTCATACCCGGGTTCTTTCCTGTTCCCGTCCATGGCAGATCTTGGGGAGATTGAGGACGTTCATCAGACTTTGGGCACTCTGATGGGAGAGCGTACATCCTTTCCTATCTTGTGTTACGAGGTGCTCGCTGCACATGTGAGCAATCTGCGTCGCTGTGGCGATGTGCGAGATCTAGATGACATCTTGAAGGGTGTCCGGATCAATGGTGATGACCGCTTAGCAATAAGCACGGATTCATTGGAGGCAGAATTCTGGGAGTTTTGTGAGCAGTACTTGGGTTTCAAAGAATCTAAGGGAAAATCCTACACTCATGAAGACTACGCCAACATAAACAGCCAATCGTACATTTGCAATGTTTTGACGGGTACACCTTGGAAGGTGCCTGTCCGAGCTTCCGGGCTTGAACATGGACAGAAAAAGCTAGACGAGGCCTTTGATCCGACCTCTGTCATCACACAAATTCTAGATGGCTGCTTTGATGCGGCGATGGAGTGGACGGTGTTGCAGAGATTTTTGGTCAGGTTTGGTGTCGAAGCTGAGCGGATTGCGGCGGGTCGCAACCTCTTTGTGCATCAGTCTCTTGGTGGATTAGGTAACCGGCTTCCAGTACGTCACGGAAAGAAGCGGTGCGTCCGATCCAACGGGGAAATCTGTGGTCACCCTTCTGGTTCTCACTGGAAGGTTTGTTTGACCCTTGAGCAGCGATTTGTCGCAGGAGCCCTTTTGGAGGCTCCAGGTGCCGTGACCGTCCCGTATGGTCCGTCATTGCAAGAATCTGCTTCGCTACCTCAGCTTATGGATATTCCTTGGGATGTCTATGGTAAACCTACATATTGGAATACTGAGGAGTTTGAGCTCAAGGAGATGGGTCATCGGTATCGTGCGGAACTAGCGCGTTACAACCCTGATGCTGGTAAGAACCTGCCCTCCGTGGCCAGAGTTCTCCAGTCCAGACTTCGCACCCTCGATGGGGGCGGGGTCGTTGACCAGGTGCACATTGTGGACAACGTCGAATTTTGGACGTGTCCTGAATGTGGGCTCGGTAATCGTCGGAATGACGACTGCCGATGCGGGTGGACTCGTAGCGCGTGGCGCTGCGACACCTGTCTGATGTGGAACCCCGAATGTGGTATGGCGTGTCGTGTATGCGCCCAATTCGGTCATCCAATGGCTCTCGTGGAGATTCAAGTCAGACCCAGACACCATTTTCAGTCAAGAGTGGCCCGGAACACCTCGATAAGCAGGCCTCAGCTTGCTCGTCTTGGTTACCAGGTCCCGGAGCTTGACGAATTCGATCATGAACTGTTTTCGCATGCCATTTTGTCGGCGAAATTTCAGCAGCAGGAGGCACTTTGTTGCTTTATTCCTGGTCTTGACGAATTTGACCATTCCCTTTACTCGCACGCTGTGAAGTGTGCTCACATGGAGTATGAGGAACTTCCCACTGTTCGGTACAAAGGGAGAACAGTTGATCTTTGGGGAGAAAATCCTGATTGGGCGCCCTTGAGGCCAGCCCATCTGGTGTGGCACTGAGATTCACAACCTCGGTCCACTTGGCATCCATGCCGGAAATGGAGGAACCTACGCCTTATGGTAGGGCTGGAATTGAACCAGCTGGCTCATGCGCATGAAATACTGCTGCCCGGCCTGATCAAATCTAGGGAGCTGCCCGATACAACAGCAGTGGGTCTCCCACTTAGCCGTCCAAAACGCTTACCTTTAGGAGGTTACACTTCCGGAATTGCGTACTAAGTCTGTTCTGCGCGTGGCGCATCAGGTAGAATGTCTACAGACTGCACGGATGGGCACGGCTTGTGAAGTCGTGTTGTGGGCGATGAACAGTCGCAGGTTTGATATCCTGGGCTCCACGATAAAATATCACGCATTGTAATTTCGCTACTGGCCATGGGCCTGAGCGCGATAGGCCTATTGGCCGACCAGATCGTGATGAAGAATGGTGACCGCGTCACCGGCAGCATCATCAAGAAAGACGCGAAGGATCT